CTTCTGTGTCGGACAAAATCTCATCGCCAATAATTCCAAGGCGTGTTTTTTCTGCTTTCAACGCGGTTAAGTATTCAGAGCGTGATCGGTCGCTAGGCCGATCATTGAATGCGAGATAAGCAGATAAAACAGAAGGGGACTTAGACTGTAAATACCCAACTGGGTCTTTATCACGCTCGGTCAGCACGGCATTCGCGTTCTGTCCGACGATTCCATAAAGTTCTGCGGCGGTTGCCGCGCCTTCCTGACTCACCGGCTTGTAACTCTTAGTGAGAGTTATCAGATCGGCCGTAGACATATTGTCCATTGCCGAAACCTTTGTAGAGGCTTCTTGCATTTGTTTAGCAAGTGCATGCATTCGCTTGCCTCGTTCCTCGCCAAATAACAAAATTGATCGCGACTCGGAAGGAATAGAAGTTACCGGCACTCGATTACGAAGCGCGGCTTCGACATCGGCCATTTCATCTCGATATTCTTGTCTACGCTCTGCCAAATCAGAATCACGCTTCGCTTCGAGACGATTTTTAGCAACGCGAATGCCGTTTTCAATTTGTGTCAATGCCTCACCGGTAACCTTATCTTTAATACTGGCGTAATACTTATCGGCCCCGGCCGCATCTTCGTTCGCCAAGTAACGGTCAATCACTCCGGCATAAACCCCTGATGCTTTTTCGGCCGCAGCAAACTTCTTTTCCTCATCCGATAGCCCTGGCGTTTGACGAACAGAAGATACAAGGTTCGCAATCTCTGCCTCAATCCGTTTCGGATCGGTATAGTAGGTAATCGCATTATCGCGTGATTGTTTCTCGAATGCTTCACGAGTATCCGCATAAAACTTTTCTCGCTCAGCGCCTTCGTGGGAGCTTAGATCAGCGTTCAATTGTTCACGATGACGTGTTCGACTTTCACGGTAAATACGTTTTTGACGTTCGGCGCTCAAACCGTTCTCAATTTCTGTTGTTTGCTTATCAAATTCAGACAGATATTCATCGGCAACGCCCATTGCATCCTTACCGCGACGATTGCGAGCGCCGGAGGCGGGGTCAAGCAGAAGCTTGGTCCGTAGCTGACTGGTCTTGGTATCAGCCTCCATAAAGGCCGCGCGATCCGCCTTATCACGCTCCTCATCCTGTATACGCTGAATGGTTTCGGTAAGCGGCCTAAACGCATCGCCCACGCGAGTCTCGGGCCGCAAGATTTGAACTTGCGGCAAGGCGCGTGGGCTGACTTGGTTTTGGGCGACGGGGATTTGCGGCATTATTCCTTTTTCCACTGTCCGTAAGCTTGAGCCGCGCCCGTCAGAAGCGATCCGATGCCGCCTGCTCGGTTATTTATTGCGGATTGGTTGTAGAAACGCGATTGCTCGGAAGCCCCAACACGATAACCCCACGCGGTCCTAGCCGCATCGTTACGAATCTGCGTCAGGTCTTCCTCGCCGATCTGCGCGGAGTCTTCCAGTAAATCAAGCGCCGATCCGCGCTGCTCTACATTCCTGGCACCGATCTCCGCCTTTTGAGCCCCGATCAAGCGCACAAGTTGTCTGCGGTAGCGCTCTTGTTCAATCGTTCCGCGCTTTAAGGCGTCTTCGGCCTGAAATTCACCAATTTGCTTATTTCGAGCTTGCGTGTCTTTATCAATGTCGGCTTGCCGAAATTGCTGAGCACCGCCGATGAGTGAACCGATCCAGCTCATGTGTGATACCTGCAAAAGCCATTGTGCTCAGGTTCTACGCGGAACCCCAACCGTTCAAGCCAATGGATCGCCGTTTGATTCTTGGCGGAGATATGGTTCTCCATCGGCTTTTGCTGCGCTGCAATCCATCGTTTACATTCTTTTAAGAATGTAATGGGATGCTTCTGAACGACCGAATTGAACAAGGACCAAGGAATCACGGTATCTCCGTCGATCATGCCGACAAGGCCCGCTACTTCGCCGTTGATTTCGAGCGTTTTCACGTTGCCGTCCATGATAGCCGATTCCACGGCGGCGGCGAGCGGCATGCCGAATAGATGCGATTCATCAATTTGATCTTGACGAACGTCTCCCAGCACGAACCACATATCTCCCGGTCGATAGTCTCTAACCATTGCGGCCCACCTCTACCGTAGGAAGGATAGCAAGGATATTGGCGGGTTTCGGGTTTGGCTGACGCACCAGGATACTGGAATCCTTATCCAAAGTAGTAATGGTGTAGGCTATCTGGATGCCCGTATGCAGCGTCTCGGGCTCCGTATAGCCCTCAAAAGCGCGCCCTGCGATGGGTTCAAGGTTATTCGCATCAGGCCCAATCTCAAGTCCAGCAGTATCCTCCACGACCATAGAGACCTTCGGTACGATCTTACTGTAATCGCGAATCTGCGCGCCGCCAGGCACGTTAATGGTTAAGGTTTGAATTTCCTGTATATAAGCAAGACCGATATGCACGATTCCAGCGGGGTAAGCTAAAACAATCTGCCCGGAGGTCACAACACCGGCTGTCGTAGTATCGTCTGGATCAATGGTATTGCCATCCGCTAACCCGGTAATGGTTTTGCCTTCAAGGTGATCGAGATTAGAAAACGTATTGCGCGCGAACGTCCATTCGGTCGTTGGGGTATTTTGTAACGCAGCCCCAAGTGGCGATTGGAGTTCTGCATCGACTCGTTGAGAATGCACATAACTTAGAATGAGCGCATGAACATCCCCGAATTGAATGGCATCGCCGACATCGCCGATGACGAATATAGGGGTGCTTGAATGTAACTGAATGGTATCCCCACCGTTAAAGCTACTGCCTTGCGCCTCAACGGTTGTTGCTGTCGTATTTATGCCATTGTAAGTCAAGCCGCAATCCACGAAAAACGCATCGAATGAATCATTGGTGCGATTGGCGAGACGCTCAAGATAACGGACCGTGCTTCCATTCACAATTCTGCGCACGACAAAATAAACGGCATCTCGGCCGTCTTCTGGAATCACGCACACGCGCTCGAAATATCCATCGGTATCATGACGATGAAAGGCAATGACTTCCTGTTCTGGAAGATAGGTCAGCCCAATCAATGCGCCATCGCTACGCACAACCCATAAAATGCCATCCGGATATTCGGCGTAGTCCATATCCACAATCGTTCCGGCTTCAAATAAATGACGCGCTAAAATGGTCAATTCATTACCGCCGAACTTGTCGCGGTCGAATCCGAATAAGAATTCACGCAGGCGTGTCCCGTAGCGCTCCGCATAGATTGCTCGATCTCCGATTTGAATAGCACGAAGGTCCGCCGCTCCCACGCTGGTTTGCGGATCGAATCCAATCGTCTCAGGCGTCCAGGTTTCCCCGCGCTTAGGTGTAGCCCAGGTTGAATTGGCAGTGAGCGAGACCAATTGATCCATCGGGATCAATTCGGTAATTGCATTCGTTTGGCGGCTATTCAATGTCTCGGTAATGGCATCGTCAGCAACAATGGGATTCGATATGCTGAAATTATGATAATCGCCGACTTTCGATGCCCAGCGACTTTGGGGTTCCTCTAATGTTCTCGCGAATACCAGACGATCCGCGTAATAGGTCACGACACCAGGATAACCTTGATCTTCACTCCACGCCCCCAAAGCCCACTTGGTTGTGGTATCGGGATTGACGACAGGAATGTAAGAAAGTACATCAGCCGTCGCTGTTGTACCGGCTTGCGCGGTAATCCTCGCAACCCCATACAGCGAGTGTAAGTATTCCCACTCCACTGCGGCGGCCCCGTCAAACTGACTCAACTCATCATGAGAAGGCGGTACCGATCCTGTCGTTGCCGCGTTCAACGCTTTGTAAACTTTACCATTCGATAGACGCTGATCGTTAAGCAATACCGCCTTTCCTGCTTCCCACGGAGGAATAGCGGAAAGGTCTTCAATGTACAAAATCACCAGCGCCCCGACATGGTTAGCGGTGAAAATAGATGTAGAAGCGGTCAGCGTGACGCCGGAACCCGTTGCTGCGCTTGATTTAAGCGTTGTTGCCGTGTCATTGATTTCCAGAAATGGCCCGGTCTCAATATCGGCGATGGCCGCAAATGTAAATGCCGTCGGTGAAGTTCTGACGATCTCGGATGGAAAATATCCTGAATGACATAACGTCAACACATCGGCCGATTGCGTGTAACGAATCGCAGCAAGTTCATCGCTTTGATAGGGCGTAACAATTACTGTGGCAGACGTAATGGTTCCGCCGCTCGTATAACTGCCGCCAGCGCCGACGCCATTCTTGATGGTGAATGTTGTCGTGGTGGGCGTCGATAAGACGGTAAATGTTCCGTTGACGTTGTAATCGCCTGTTGCAACCACTCCCGTAATCGTGACGAATTGTCCAATACTATATCCATGTACGGCACTGGTAGTAATTGTTCTGACATACGGAAAAGCACCGACGGCAACATTGGTAATCGTTTTGGTGGAGACGTTCTCTATATAAGCGCCATCGGAAAAAACCTGCCCGATTTCTTCCTGCAAAACGATCATATACGCATCGTCTTCCGCGCGAATGAACGGAATGAGGCGCGCTTCGCTCGTTGCGCTGAGCTGATAGATAAATTCCGTTCCGGCGCGATTACTTACACCTCCTTGCGGGCGTACGAAAAAGTTTCGACAGGTTTTAAGCGCCGAGATAAAGCGCTGCAAATCGACGCGAGCCGCTAGACTCGGAGAAATCTCGCCGGACGTGAATGATGTTTGCGCGAGTTTCATTAGTAGCGGCACGCAATGGATTCAGAATCCGGCATCGGATCATCGCCGTGCTCGTTCAACGACTGAGCGGAGGCGGTAGATACGCTAATCGCATACATGCGCATTGCGTTTTCAATTGCCGCGGAATCGGCCTGTAGCGGACCTCCCACTTCCATTGCTAGCCGCCATGCAATCGCGCTCGCAAGATCGGGTGCAAATAACTCAAAAGCCTCCACATCCACCGTATAGAACACATAGGCGTCCGTGACATCGGAAAGAATGGTTCTTGCGGTGTTATCGTCTTTGAGCGCAATCTGAAACGGTTGTTTACGAAGCAATGTATTTAATTGCTCGAATCGACTCGTGATTGATTGGCTAATATGACGAATGCCGCCTTCATCGGACACCGCGCGAACCATCAAACAACTATTGGGATATTGATAAACATATGTCCAACCAGGAAACGAGGCCATACTGATTTCCGCCAATGCTTCCGCTCTCACTGTACCGCCCCACGGAAATGCGCGTAATACTTCTTGTCGGCACTGATCCATGAATCGCGCGCAGAGCCTCGCGGGATTTGATTGATCGTCAATGTCGGCAATGGCTTGACCGACTTTGAGCCGACCTAAAGCCAAATTTGCCACCGATGTTTCTGTCGCCATTAGCGTCGCCCTCTGCGTCTGTTTCTAATGATGTAATCTTCCGGCGAAGTATCAGGGACTTCACTTTGCTGGAAATTAGGTTGAAACACACCCGGCTGAAAAGGCATATATCACTTCTTTGTTAAAGTAAAAATCAAATCTCTATAACTATTGATATAGCGCTGCATCGCGAACATTTTTGTCTCTTGGTTTCGCACCTCAAGCCATGCTTCCCAAGAGCCGCCAATCACGAAATCGAAATCGCAAGTAATGGGCGTATGCGGAGCATTAGCCTCGCGCCATCCCTTATTGAGATAGTAAGCCGCCCATTCGCTCATCGGCGGCCATTGATGAGTTGGGTCGCCATAAGCACAAGCATTCGACCAGTGCGGCGTAATGATTCTAGCTTGCGCGCCTTTCTTCATGACACGTCCCAACTCATTCCAGAAATGAATTCGTTCTGGATTGGTCAAATGTTCGACAAAATGAGATGAATGCACTTCATCTATCGAATCGTTCATCCACGGCCACGGTTGACGCAAATCATGGACTGTATCGACAGTATCGAACTTTAGCGAATCGACGCCATGAAAACCGGGAAGCTTATTTTTCCCGCAACCCAAATCGAGTTTCAAAGGACCGGAAATAGGTTCCGGTTGAATATGTCCACCAAAACGATAATCAGTACAAGAAGCTACATTAGGTTGTGCGCTCACCACATTGTCTCCGATTGACCGAATTTGCCTTCATGATCGTAATGTCCCACTTGTACGGAACAGTCCACGGCGCAACGATACCCATACTTCCGTGCATCCCCCCAAAAATACAAGTCTTGCGTACCGATACCTTGGCCTTCAGTGCCGTTTAATGTTTTGAACCAGGGTTTGCGTAATCGCTCATCCTTGAACATCGACAAGCGCCATAAATTGAATCCCATGCTTGTGCCGCAACATTCCACTAATTCGTTTGCACGCGGAACTTGCGGCCTAAAATTGATAATCGGATCGGTGGGATCGCCCCAGATGTGCGGCACGCCTTCCGGTCCTTTACACCAATAAAGGCCACCAATACAGGAATATTCCGGGTGCGCCTCCATTTGTTTAATGAGCCGATTAACCCCATCGTAAGGCGGGCAATTATCCGACTCAATCGTCAACAAATATTCCCATTGCGACAAATCCGAATTCGCCAAAATTTCCGCAATGCAATTGCTATAGGCTTCACCAACTTCTTGCCCCATTGCGAGCATGCGATGTACGGATTGATTCGGCGGAAAGGCCAATGACCAATGCGACATAGCGACCCGAGTCGGGATCGTTGCAGCGGAAGGCAGCACCACGATAACGCGCTGTTTTTTCCAGCCTCCGCCCTCGATAATTCTCAATGAGGATTTGGGTAAATCCTGGTTGTGATAACCAGGATCGTGCGTCGCAATGATTTTCGGTTGCATTATCCGCGCCTCAACGCGCATTGATAGCAATCGGAATTTGAAAAAGAAACCCCGGCTATTTCACTGGCTTTGGCAACAGCCGCATTGCGAATTGCAACTTCCCATTGTGCCGCATTGTCATTAACATTAAGTTGTACGACTTGATCGCTATTTGAATTGCCGTAATCTGGATCATGAAAAAAAAGACTATAGCCGATGTCCTTAATATTTGGGTCTTCCGTATTACCAACTGTAGTAAATAAATCTCGAATGAAAATAAATCTAGCCATATGTCACCTATACAGTTCCGTTAGCGCCTATCACCATAAAGGGAAGCGCATTGTTTGCAACGCCAGTACCGATGCCGCGAATAGCCGTAATAGCTACCGATGCAGGCAAATTCGTCGATGTTGTGGACCATAACCCAAAACCGAGATTGAGCTGTTTCGTCTGATTGCTTGCCTCGCCGATCAATCCCTGAATCAACGAGGTCATGTTCGTCACACGAAGTGGCGTATGCGTAAACCAATTGGCATTCGTGGTCGAGGACCGAATCATCAGCCCCATCCATACATCGCCACCACCATTGCTGACATCGAGCGTCAGCGGAATTGAAAATCGCCTAATACCACTCAATGATGCCAAACTGTTATTGCTGGTATTGCTCCATTGATAGGATTGCGACCCAGACGATGCCAGCGATAAAGTGGACCCATTGAGGGTATACAACCCGAGATAGAACGATAACGCGCCTGCGTGACTACTGTTACTCGATGAGCTAATGCTCATTGATTCAAAAACATCGAATCGCGTAATAGATTCGACGCCGCGAAAGCCGAACATCGGTTGAATCATTAACGATCCGTTCCCAATAGCGGAACTGGTCGTTTGAAACATCGCAAATGGATTATAAAACGATGCTCGCTGCTGCGTTCTCGATAGAGTAATCGTGGAACCGTTTGTCGAAATGGAGATGTCCGCAGCCGCCACCAATGAACTCGTCGCCGGGGCGCTAAAATTAACGATGCTTCCATTCGTACCCGATAGCGTTAGATTGATTCCGCTATAGCCTAGCGTCGATCCGCTGGCCGTCGTATTTCCGGCGGTATTCGCCCCAAGAAGATTGATCCAATTGTTCTCCGCCGCCGCGCCGGGAGCGGCCACGGAAGCGGTAATGATTGACCCGGCGCTCGTTCCGAATGTCACATTATTGGCATTACTAAAAGCGAGCGTCGTAAAACTAAACGAGCCATTCGATGCAGAGGCTACCGGCGTCAATCCACCGCCAGCAACCGATAAATCCAATCTCAATCCATTGCTATTGAGCGTCATTGATCCTGACGCATTCGTTCCATTAAATGTCGTTGCGGTTCCGGCATATCCAGCCGCATTCAAACTCAACCCGGAACTATTGACCGTCCAGGTTACATTGGTTTGCGCTGTATTCAGCCCTATCGCATCATTGCTCGCTCGTGCGGTCGTCAATGCGTTATGCGATGCGACAACGGAGCCATTGCTATTTGAAAAAGTAATGCCGTTTGAATTAGCGAAACTAAGCGTTTGAAATGCGCTTGAACCGCCTTGCGCGCTGAACGCTTGATTGCTCTGTGACGTTAACCCATTGTGACTCGCGGTAATGGTTGAAGCATTAGCGCCGAAAGTAATTCCATTGCTATTGGCAAATGAAATGTTTCCGGTCGATCCCAGCACCGACACCATATTCTGTGTCTGAACTGTTTGACTAGTGATCCCATTATGCGATGCCGTGACAACGGAGCTATCCGACATCCCAAATGTGATGCCGTTTGAATTAGAGAATATGACGGTCGCTAATGTGCCGGCAGTTTGCGTGCCTGCCGCAATTCGGTTAAATCCATCGCCCGCTCCACCCGCTAAGCTGGCAGAAGCCGTGATAAACCCATTCGTCTCTAATCCAAAAGTAACGTTATTCGCATTTGAAAATGCGCCGCTAATCTCGGAGCCCACCGCATTGAACGTCACCGCATGCGCGCTATTCCAATGACTCGGCCGAATCTCATAGGCTGGATTATCGGGAGTAGTCGCCGAAAGGTTATGCGAGATTGTAGCGGGCATTTATGCTCTCAACCATGCGATAGGCACGCCTGTCCCAAGCTCGATAAAACTCGCCGCTATGGCCACCCAAGCCGCGCCATTCGTCGCCGTCGCTGCCGGATCGAATGTCCCAGCCGAAGCATCGGTACGACTCATGCCGTACTGATAATTGTCGTCATAATCTTCGCCCCATCCTGCCGATGGCGTTGCCGTCATGCTCGTGTACCGCCCGACATAGCCAATGGAGACGCTGGCTGCCGAGGTCGTCAAACTCCCAGCATCATGATCGACACTTGTCCCCTGAGCGCTCGATTGAGCGTTAAGAGAAAAGCCCGTACCGTCGTAGTTAATGCCATACAGCAGTAACTGTCGAAACGATCTCGATCCGCTCAATGTGATTGTCACGATAGTTCCCGTTCCTGGGGTACCAATCGTTGCATAACAAAGCGTGCAATTCAGATCACTGTTGCTATGGTTGACCGGCGTCAGAATGGTATACGCACCCGACCCTTTGTTGTCCGTAGCCGTAATGTCGGCCGCCGCACCTTCGTGCTTGCAAACAGCAACAATGCCCTTGTAAGAGGAAGTATCTACCGAATTCGAGACAATCGTCGTGTCGCCGCCAGGCTGCGCGGCAATAGAATCAATCAGGGCGCGCGTGATCGCCATTACTGCAAACCAACTTTATCGTAAGTGAGCACGGCAACCACCTTCCCATATTACGCAAAGCGCTCGCGCGCCTCCTTACGAAGCGAAAGAATGTTGGCTTGCAATCCCGCAAGTTCGGCCTTCTGTAAACCGATCTTCTCATTGAGAGAATCCACAAGAGCATTGAGCGAGGCTACATTCTCTTTAGCCAATGCTTGTTCGCGAACTCCCGAATCGAATATCTTTTTCGCTTCCTCTTTTGCGCTCGTGACAAGTTGAGCGGCCAATGCTACTGCCTCTGATGTACTGCGCTCGTTATCGGCAATGATTTGATCTCGTTTTGCTATTGCTTGAGCCGCCGTTTCTTTTGCGGCAGTGGCAACCGATTCTGCTTGTTGCGCCTCATTCAGCGCTTTAGCAAGTCGCTCTTTGGCTTGGGCATCTTCTTGCTCAGCTCTTGCCGCATCTTGTAGCACGACCTTAGCGCGCGCAAACAATTCTAAAAAGCTTTGCAGCTTACCGAGCGCATTCAATGATTCTGCGGCGGTCATCGGCGTCTCACCAACATATGAGCTTGCAAGGAAGTAGTGCCATCTCCGGCAGTAACTCTCGGGCGAGTCCATCGAGTTAATTCAAGAACCTGCTCACCTGCGGCGGCTGTTTTGCTGATTGCGTTGGCCTGTGGGTCCGTCAGCGGAAAATATGTCGTTGGAGTGACTTCGTTCGAGCCTTCCAGAATAATCGTTCCGCCCGCACCGAAGGTTCCAATAAATTGCACGCAACGATCAGCGGAACCCGGCATCTCAACCGGCTGTCCATCGTCTCCGTTAAGTAGGCCGGTCCATTCGATGACGTGAGCATCGTCGCCGAATGTCTCGATCCTACGAGGTACGTAAGCTCTGGTGGCCATTATTTATCCAGCGTCAACGTGCGGCGCTTAGTGGGGCGTCCATTGCTATAGTCAAACGCTCCTGAATCTATTTTGCTTAAGTTCCCTACTTCCGCCATCGTCTTGGGTTCTCTTGCCAGCGTCTCAGCTTCCTGCTCAAAGCGCGAAACGTTCTGCCAATCAGGATAGCGATTCTTAATACTGGCCAGCCATGCATCAGGAGGCGTATCAATGAATTCCATCCATCGAGCCGAGAATTCGCTGGCCTTGCGAATATAAAACGTATCGCCGTGATAACGACGACGGATAAAAAACCCTGCCATCGGCTTCCCATCGCTCATCTGACTTTCATTCGCCACCGCCCGAACGAGCACATCATTACCTGTACGTGGTCGCTCAGTCATGACTTGAACCGTCGCAGCTTGCATAGATTCTCCCGAAAAGAAGCGGGCCGAAGCCCGCCTCATGATTACGAAACAGTAAACCCATCCGGATACTGAATAGCGCCAACATCGACACATGACAGCGGTACTAATGCCGCTGTGCAGGTAATCGTCGGCGTGGTTCCAGTCACATCATATCGAATGCCGATAAATATTTCGTCTTCGGATGCTTTGGTCGGAGGAATCGGGATGGCAAAAACATATCCAGCCACCAACAGATCGGCGTCTTGAGCGGGAGCCGTCGGAGTTCCAGATTCGTATATGCGCCTTCCGATCAATTGACGGCCCGTGGTTTGCGCGGCATTCGTCGCGTACTCCACGTCAAAGGTGTAATCCTCATCGCCGGTCGTTTGATCGGCGGCCACGTCAACGGAGAATAACACCGCCATCGCTTCGCCATTACCAATCGAGCGAGCAACAGAAAGAGAAACGACGTTCGTACCTACCGCATCGGCCGTCACGGCTTGAGCATCGGAGAACAGCAATTGTGAATCGAGCAACATGATTGTTCTCCTATTACGAAACGGTAGCTTCAGCTTCGGTAAGCTGATCGCAAATACGAATTGGAATGCCACGGAAAGCCATGGTCAACTTGCCGTCGATCAGCGCCTCAGTGACTCCTGCGCCATTTGCGCCAGACACGCCCGTGTAGGCGTTATATCGCTGAATATCGAGCATTTCGGCAATAGTACGATTGACATAAAACGCGGGCTTTACTCCTACATATCCGTATTCCGTCATCGCGCCCGTCGCCTCAGGAAGCTTATGAAGCATTTTGATCATTAGCTTCGTCAGATTGGCGGCTGACGATTCAGCCACTAGATTACTGATGTCGATATTGCAGCCCCGAACTGCGAATCGCCAATCTTTCACTGCCAGACCGCAATGCCACAAGAATTGTTCTTGATACATACGAATACGAGCGCCACCGACGCCATTTGTCGTTTCAACGGTGACTTCGCCGTAATCCTTGTGTTGCAATCCAACGGCAGAGCCCCTCGGGTAAAGACCGTGAATCGTTTCTTCACCCCAGCCGATCAGCCAAATCGATGAATTGTCCGATCCAGAACCGCCACCCGAAATACAGTTTTGTCCCAAAGCGCTGTATCGAGTCGCAAGACCGTTAAATTCTTCCGGAGCCGTACCGGCATTGCCGTAGAAGATCGTTCCTGCGACTTCCTGGTTCATTGCTTGCAGTTTTGCTTTTGCACGCGAGGCGCGAAATGCGGACGGATCGCCGCCCAAATTAGCCAGCGCTACATCGCACTCTGACCATGCATCCAGCATGCCGATGCCTTCGACAATCTGTGCTTCGGTTGATTTACTAACCGTAGTGCCCGAGTTGAATAAGCGCCACGATACCGAGTCGAGACCTGTTCTGACGGTCGTGGTGTGAGAGGTTGTATTGTTTGCCTCCACCCACAGCATGTCCTGGTTGATTGCGTTGGTTTGAGCGAGTAATTCAACCACCTTAGCAATCTTGCCATCGGGTGATCGATTTTTTGCCCAATCCGCTAGGGTGACTGCACCCGTGCCTAAAGTTGCCATAGAAACTCCTGCGTTTAGTTAGGTTTGCCGTACAAAGCATCCGCAAACGTCACGGGTTTCGTGTTCGTTGGAACGCCAATCAACGGTTGATCCTCTTGGATCATCAAGCCCGCCTTGTAAAACGCCTTCAGAATTTCCGGATGATTCCCGAGACCGTACTGATCGAGCAGCACCTTGCCTTCGTTGGACATGAACCGCGATAACGCGCGTTGCGCCGTATTGGTATTCGCCTCAAACGATGTACCCCATTCTTTCTTGATGGCGGCAACATTGTCCTTGGCGGTTTTGGCCATGTAAGCTTCAAAGTCTTTTTGCTGCTGAGCTTCAAAAACTTCGCCGTACTTGTCGTACGCACTGACGAGCTTGGTTGCCTGATCCTGCGACAAGCCCAGTTCTTTGAGAATGGGCGAGACGGCATCGACCAAGCCGGCGTCCACTTCTCGGCCTTCGCCGAGTTTGAACTCATACCTTTCTGGAACAACGGGTTTTGCGGATTCCGCGATCTTTTGATCTGGAACCGGATTCTCTGAAGGAGTTACAGACGGTGATGCGCCAGGAGTCGCGGGAGCTGTGCCTGTATCCGGAACGGACGTAATCGCGTCAGTCATGAAACACCCAAAAGACACGCGCAATTGCGTGCAAGGGAATTATTGCGCGTTACTTCGATAATTACGCAGTTGTGTACACAATCTGCTTTTCTTACGCTGACGGACGAATATCGATCCGGCTATATTTATTCGCATTGGCGCAAAATTTTGAATGGAAAGAATCGGTATCGCGAGGCAACGGAACGATTTCCGCGATCGGTTCGCCGTACTGCGTAATCGTTACACGCCCGTTTTTCATCAACACAAAATCTAATACCTTGTGAAGATTGGCTCTAAATTGCCTGACGCCTATCTTGGTCATTTCTGTTCCTCCAAGTATTCCAGCATCATTCTCGGAATGACTTTTGGGTCAATCGCCTCAATCTCCGCCCACAATATCTTCGACACACCTTGCATGCCGCAGTTGTAGGACTGAATCGAGCCGTTCGGATTAAAGGCTTCCTCATTGCGCTTACACGTCTCGTTCATGTGCCGCCATAGGTAACGCCGAAACTGAGGAAGTTCTAGCAACTCCTTCAAATCCTTGCGTTGCTGCTCTTGCCTCGCTTTAACGCTGTCCTGTCGCTTCTTGACCTGTTCGGGATTGTTGGCCTGATAGGTCACGCCAACGCCTCCAACGCATTACCGCCCGCGACTTTAGTCTCACTTGCAGCCTTAGCCGCACCGGCTGCCGATTGCAGCGCCTTGCCTTCCTGTTCTGCATTGGCGAGCGCCCGTTGCTGCTCGGCTACTTGAGCGCGCTTAGCTCGCATCTCGGCTACCGCATCATCGCTACGAATGATCGTCGGCGGCACGCCGATAGCCGTTCCCATTTCGTCTACCGTCTGGTCAAGGTCCACCTTATCCAGAATCTCCGGCTGTACCTGCGCGACATTACCGACATAGCTCATAAACCGCTCAATGCCGGTAGACTTCACAGCCTTCAATGCTTGCGCCAATAGGCCCACCATTTCGACATTGAGTTCCACACCTTCAAGCTCAGGCGGCGGCGGCGGCAATCTCCCTTGTCGCATCATGATGTAGAACGTACGGTCGATGAGCGGCTTAATCAATCCCTGCCGATGGTTTTGTAGCATCGGCCCTAATCCTAGAATCTGTTCCTCACGTCGTGCCGCAATCTCAGCGACCGAGGCATTGCGTGGATCGGCGCG